CCCCTCCCCCCCTGCCGCATATACGTGTTACTTAGCCTCTAATTTCTCTATTAGAAAAGCGGACTATCTTTTCGGTCCGGTTTGGATATATAAGTCTAGTTTTATAGGCGAGTTATGAAAAGCGGACTTTTTGTACACTCCGGTTTGTTTTATTTTTTTAATAATAAATTTGCAATATGGGATGTGTGTAGTATATTTAATTAACAGCGTGGGCTTGTGTGCATTTTACAGTCTACATGAGTTCGCGCTTTTTTTAGAAAGATGTAAGATGCAGGTTCTAATCAAAAAAGAGTTAATCCTTGAGAATTGTTACATACTGGGTGGATTCTCTAAAAATTCTATGTTCAACCCCTCGGAAGAAACCAGCGGTACGAGTTCCATTTATCTGGAAGCTGGCCTAACTCATGACTAACTACGGCTATACTGGGGCAATGCGAACAGAAGTATTTTACTTAGTCTTTGATTTACAATTGAGCCAGTTGATTAATATACCTCATTAGTATAATATGAGATAGAACTCGGTGTAGATATGGGTATTGAATTAAAGTATTGAATTAAAGAGGTGTTAATATTATGGAAAGCGAGAAGCTGCAATTAACGAGAGATATGGCTCATGGTATGGAGTTAGCTGCTGAGATAATGCACGATATGATGAAGGATTCTGACAGTAGGGCTTTGAGTCAAAAGGTTGACGGTAGGATGACGATAGGGATATGTCGGCATGATATTGCGGTGATATTTGCGGCCTTATTGATGTATTGTATGGCTATGATAGAGGAGGTTGATGGTGACTGGAGTGGTCCTATTAAAAACGTGTTATCTTTGGCAGATAAGTTTTTAGACGGTTTGCCTTCTGATTATATTGAGAGGCATGGTATATTGAGTTATGACAAATGAAGAGATGTTGGATTATTAAATTCACTTTAGTACTTATTTTGAAAGGGAAGTTATTATGGGAACAGAAGTTAAGAAGAGTGCCTTTGAGTATGTGATACACGATGGAGAGAAGATTTTGGAGCGTGATGCGGTAATGGCTGTAAGTCGAGAGCAGGCATTGGTGCTTATCGGTTCTCGAACTAAGCCTGACATTGACGCTGCTGGTGTTGAGGTATTACTACGTCCCTTTTGTCGAGAGTTCAAGTGACCAGTTGACCCGCATTATGAACGGTATCATGGCCCTCCCGGAGAATAAGAAGGCTATCAGTGACGCGGTATTTGGGAACTTAGCTGGGGTGGACCATTTTACTAAGGTTGGCTATTCATCCAAGACCGCTACCCATCCCTGGTGGAATTCATGGGGGCATGAAGCTGGCTCTGCGAGGCTAACATCTTTCATAGCCGGCAAGTTAGAATCTGAGATGGTGGATATGTTTGACAGTTGTGAGTCAACGGACCATCCTTCTGATGGCGACCTAATCTCCCTAACCCCGAAAGAGTTGCAGAGGTCTTTGGACTGGGATAAGGCTCATGCTCCGGGCGATAGAATTAAGACTACCTTTGGCGCTTATAGGTATGTGCAGTTTGGTGGGGGTAGTATTGGCTCTGGCGAAGTTCTGGGCCCGGTCAAAGAAACTACTATCCGTAAGATCAATAACTTCTTTCCTGACAGCATGTTGGATGGATATGAAGAGGGTGGCCTCCCGATGGGACCGCAATTGACCCCTGACGAGCAGTATGTGATATATCGCAGGTGTGCGTATGAGATTGAGGGTCGAAAGCGCGGTCTGCTATCTGACTGGAGGCTCGCAGAGGTCAAGCGTAAGATTATAACAGCATGTGGCTTTCAGGTTACTTTACAGCATAGGCTATGCGGGCTTGTTGTATTCAATATCTAACATGAGTTAAATTTTTTATTCACAGTAATTTAGAGAAGATTATGGCAGGGCTTAGGTCTTGCCATTTTTTTATACACGGTCGGTCATATCTGTAAGTTTATACCTGTAAGATGTTTATACATATCTGGTTAGTCAACCATGTTTAGTTATCACCGCGCGCTATATGTCAGAGGGGGTAGCGCGCGGTGATTTCTGGGTAATTTAATTATTTTGGTTAATTTGACAAGATGGGAAAAATAGGCAATGTTAATATAGCTAATATGTTAATATAGGATATTTACACTACTTTGAAGGATGAGGCATGACCACACATGGCACAACCAACAAACGGAAGTTTCAGGCTTACAGCGTTGACAATAGCAGTTTTAATATCAGTTGTAGGGATGGCCGTTGCCTGGGGGACGCTTAATACAACCGTCGAAGAACATATTAAGTACGACGAGCGGTGTACCACTGATGCCCATAAGCATATATATGCGGAGGTGGCAAAGAAGGTGGATGTGAAGCAATATCAAGAGTGTATGAAGGGATTTGAGAAGGATATGAGGCTGGTTCGGGAACAGATAGGCCGGATGGATGAGAAGCTGGACAAAGTATTATTGAGGGTGAAATAAAGATGAGTCGCTATCCGCGAAACAGTCCAAAGATTGATAACCAGGCTACTAAAGGGTTGCTGGGTAAGCAATGGTTAAATGTGCAACAGACAACGCAACAGCAAGTTTCTTTATTGGCGTACATGAATATGAAGGATAATAAATTATGAGCGTAAGAGGCAGATATAGAAAAGATAGTTACAAGGGTATTGGAATATCGGTAGCGGCATCTGACGCTGACAATGATACCAAGCAATATGCGGATTACGTTTGTAACGGTACAAACGATGATGTGACAATCGAGTTGGCCCTTACTGAACTTGTGGCTGCTGGCGGAGGGACGTTGAACTTGTCAGCGGGGACGTTTTCTTTAGGTGCGGGTGAAATTAATTTAACCGAACTTCATGATGGTATCCATATTCGTGGTGCTGGTATGGGAAACTTTACATCAGCCAACTACAAAGGAACGACTATCAAGACAGATGCCCGTGGAGCCAACCTGGATATATTTGACATCAATGCTGGTGGAACCTTAGATAATGTATCTATTTCTGATATGACATTGCGATTAAATTCATCAGCCAGTGCTTTTGCTATTAGAGTAGCCGCTGCTGGTAACTGTCGGAATATACATTTGGAGCGATTAGAAATCGTAGCGGCATCTAATACCGCAGGTGGTATCGCAATTGCTTCTAGTGCCATTGATGGAATCTATATCACTGACTGTCGAATTTTTTCTCAATACACAACCTGTTATGGGATTTTCGTTAGTGCCGCCGCATCTAATATCTGGATAAGAGGTTGTTATTTAGATTTGTCTTCGGCTTCTTCATACAATGCCATTGCCATGTATAAGGATTGTTATAATTATCATATATTAGGAAATCATATTGAACATAGTGGTCATTCAGGTATAGCTCTCAGTGGTTCTTACAATGGTATAGTGTCTGGTAATTTCGTTAATGCTTCTGAACACGCATCGCAAACAGAGGCAGGAATTGAGGTTGAGTTCAAAGGTCATACTACAGCACCTCATAGTGTATATCCATCCCATGATATAGTAATTGATGGCAACATTGTAACCGCTAAAGCATCTCCGGGTGGTACTCAGCATGGTATCATGGTCAGAGTTGACGAAACTGATGTGGCTGCTATAGGGACAGCCCTGCCATACGATATCACTATTTCAGACAATAGAGTCCATGGTGTTAAATCAACTGGCATATCATTATCAAATTGCGTAAAAATCAATCTAACAGGTAATCAAATAACAGATTGTAATTACGGTGTGACTATCGCATCTACAGCAATTGATGTATTAGCGACTAATAACCAGGTACTTGGTAATACGACTGAAGATTGGGATGATAATACTAACAATAAATGTTTCGTGCAGGCTAGTGGTAACGTTTCGACTATAGGTGCTGAATTAGTTACTAATGGCGATTTTGCTGCATGGACAACTACTGACCCTGATGACTGGAATGCTACTCAACCAGATGGCAATGAGATATATGAAACAGACCGTGATGGTACGGCCGGGACAGGGGCTTGTACGATTCACGAACTCGGTGCAGGTAATTGTCTTATTGCCCAAGCAGTAGCAGTTAGTGATGATTCTGTTTACAGGTTGTCAGTTGAATTAACAGCCGTAACTGCGGGTGGTGTTAATGCTTCTTGGGCTAACATTGATATTGGCGCAGGAGTTAGCACAGCGGTATTGTTGCAGCAGGGAACGAATGTTTTAACTTGCATTCCAACACTTGCATTAACAACAAGTAATCTATCGTTTAGTCGTTCAGCCGGCGGTGCTCAATGTACTATTGACAATGTTTCTGTACGTAAGATACTGGCGGAGACTAAAACAACTACAGCTACGAACGATGAAACAATTACTACAGGCTCACCAGCTTTATCAGTTAGTGGTAATAGTACATTAGACTCTAATGGGGGTGCGATAACTGCCACGCTAGGTAGCGCCAAGAATATTGGTGACGAGAAGCTCATTGTTATGACAGAAGCTTCTAATAGTTCAACGGTTACAATCGCCTTGCATGAAACAGAGGCTGACGAAGTACTTACATTTGATGCAGTAGATGAATACGCTCTACTTCGTTGGACTGGTACTGAATGGGTAACAATAAATATGACAGCTACGGCGGTATAAAGAGGAATTATGGCAAATAAAGATGATACAGACATTACTTTAGATAATATAAGTTTTAAGAAGGTATCATAAGGAACTTAATGCCAAGAACAAAACTACAACCTGAAGAAGACTTGCACGAAACGATATTAGCGTTGGCTTATAACGGTTCAGAGGCAAGGGCTATAGCTACAAAGGCAGATGTTCCATTAAAAGCAATTGAGTTCTTCATGCCGTTACTGCGTGAACTCGCACAGTTAAAAAAGAATCCCGATAAAGAGACAGTAAGAAATAAGATTGTTATGAATGCAGTCGGCTGGATAATGAGTGACGACCCAGCGGTTCAACTGAGAGGTCAGAACCACCTGATGAAACTATGGCCGAATCAGTATGCAGATATATTCAAAGCATTACTACACTCCGACCAAAAACAAACAGTACTTGTTGAGTCACGGATTGTAGATGTTGTACCGGAAGGCGATCAGGCTAAAGTACTGGAAGAAATAAAAGCAGCGGAGGTTAAAGAAGATGATTAACTCCGTTCCCGATAACTACACAGAAGCACATCGACAGATAGACCTGATTAACAGTGAGAAGTCATTGTATTATTTCGGTAAGCATATTCTTGGCTATGAAGACGCAGAACCTCAACCTCACTTAGAGTTGTGCAATTTCATACAGAACGGTGGCGACAGAAAACTTCTAGTTGGTACACGCGGCATATACAAGACCTGTTTTGGAACGGTAGCCTACGCTATACAGAGAGTTATTAAGAATCCTAATATACGGATACTTATAGTCCAGAACACAGAAGACAATGCACAGAAAACATTGGGTGAGATTAAAGATCACTTTGATAGAAATCAAAAGCTACGAAGAATGGTTCCGAGTATCATTCCTACGAATACGCACAAGGTCGCATGGAGTAAATCGTCAATAGAGGTCAACCGAGACAGGGTTTATCGAGAACCAACTATCATGGCCGCTGGTGTCAATACAGATTTAGCTTCATTGCATTTTGATTTAATATTAGGTGACGATGTAGTAGCCGCTAAGAAAGATGATATGAAAGAGGGCGGCATGATTATTCTCCGTCCAGAGGAAGTGGAAAAGGCAATCGGATGGTACAAGATTACTGCACAGGGTTTATCGGTCAATAGAAAGGGAAAGAAAACCGAAGTACAGTTCATTGTAAACCGATGGGGACCGAAGGACTTTGCTGAACACATCATGTCTAACCATCTCAAAACGGAAGAAAATCCATATGGTTTCTCCTTTTTGCAGATGGCTGCACATAAAGATGACGGTGAACTTCTATGGCCTTCCGTAATGACAGAAGAGTACCTTGCCCAAGCAAGGCAGGCGATGGGCGACTTCATGTATTTCACCCAGATGGAATGTCGTCCGTACAATCCAGCCGATAGAGGATTCCCGCCAGAGCTTAATGTATTCTGGCAAGGGAAAGAGCCTCCGCAGTTAGATAAGAAAAGCCAGGTTAATCATTATAGAATCTATGCACTCATGGATATGGCAGACGTTTCAACAGCATCAAGCTGCTACACTTCGTTTGTCGTTTTGTGGGTTGACCAGGATAATCATATCTGGTTGGGCGAAGCTATACGGCAGAGGTTAGATACTGTTGGTAAGATCGCATTGATTCACAGCATGGTAAGAAAATATAAACTCACAAAGGTTCACATCGAGGAAAATCTATATAAAGAAACATTGAGATTCGTTTTGCGCAATGCGATGGTGCGGGAGAATGTATTCTACCGAATCGAGCCGCTAAAACCTAAAAATAGAAATAAAGATGCTCGTATTCTTAGGCTACAGCCCCACCATCAGCAAGGCGCATTCCATCTTAAATCAGAACACGTTGACCTTATGCAGGAGATGAGAGATTTTCCATATACACCGTGGAAAGATATTATAGATAGTTGTGGATATATTATGGACTTCATACGTGGTCCTATTATACCTAAAGATGAACCAGAGCTAGTGTATAAACCGAGAACAGAGTTCAGTATGAAAGAGATGAAAGACAGCATCAAAAACAGGAATGCTGCGGTTTACGGTTCTGGTAAGAAATTATTCAGAAAGCAAGGCAGGCACTTGCGAGATAATGTTAAGGAGTTCGTAGCATGAGTCGAGTATATGCAATATTAGGAACAGACGTATATAACTGGAAGGTTGCCCGGAGGAATATTGTCACCCTCTCGGCTCCCGACTTTAATTTAAGTAACCCAGGTAGTGGTGGTATCTTTGACAATAGGGCAACTCTCTGGAATGCAATCCAATTGGACAGATTATGGAGAGGTAAGGATGCTCCCAATGGCATTAAGATTTCTCCGTACCTGACGACCAATTCAACAGCTACATTGAACAATGTTAATTTCCGGTTTCAGGTAGATGCCTTCCGAGGGCGAGAGAACAACCTTGAAAGAATCTGTACTGTTTCCGGTACTGCCGGTGCATATACATTCTTCAAAGATGATGACGGACTTAGCAGCTACGGTGGCTATACTATCGCATCTGGTCGTTATGCTGATTTTCTGAATTTGACCGAAGATTATAATCACTCGATAGACCTTGAAGATGCAGCCAGCGATAACGGAAGAGCAATGCTGTCATTGGACTGGGAAGGCCGAGGGATGATAGCTATAAATATGTTAAGTACACTGGATGCAGGCATTGGTCTGGGTTTTGCAATATCAGGATGGTAACAAATGAAAGTTAAGGATTTATCAGACTTAAAAGCTAGGCAGAAGGCTGCGATGGATTACCGCGAGTCTTTGTATAAAGATACTGACTGGCGTGAGTATGAAGACTACTGGATGGCTAGGTATCCCAACCAAGAGGGTATCTTAAACGTTCCGGTACTTGTATCTGACGCACAAAGGCAGATGGCCTCTCTGACAGGTGCAACTCCGGTATTGGAGTTATCTACTAACCAACCAGAACTCATCCCTGCCGCCCGCGTAATATCAGCACAGCTTAATCAGCTTGCAAGGTATATGAAGATAGCTGACGAGATGCAGGACGCGGTACAGGACGCTATAACTCTAGGCACTGGTTTTCTGCTTGATGGCTATGGAAGTCAATACGGCACATCTTATACAACTGCTAACGAAGGTATCGACGATTCCCGCTATGACGATAAGTATCAGCGTATCGAATACCATGAGAATATCCAAGATAATATGCCTTGGACGTTGAGGGCGCATCCGTCAGATATTCTTGTCCCGTCAGGAACTATCAGAGAAGCAGATTGCTCTGGATTCTGGCATAGGTATATAAGACATATCGACGATGTTAAAGCTGATGAAAAGTATATGAAGAAGCATCGGGCCAAGCTCAAACCTGATATTAACATTGGTGAGACAACAGCAGGTATGGCTGGTAGCTATAACCGAGACATTGACCTTGAGCATGTCATGCTGTGGGATCATTACAATTATAAGACCAGTAAGCGAACAAGCTATAATGAGAACTACGGCTTTGCGATGGCCGATGATGTCGATGAGATAATGATACGGATAGACCGATTACCAGTTCACTCTATCGTATTCAATCGTAACAGCAGGATGTTCTGGGGTACTTCTGACTTTAATTTCCAGGAAGATAACGCAATGGAAATAAATGACATCAGAACCCAGCAGATGAAGTTGCGTAGATTACAGTCAGCTAAGGGTTTCTACGATAAGAATATGTTGGAAGATGAAACTGACATGGAGAACTTTGAGAAGGCACTGGCTTCAATGACTTCAGATGAGGTCATGGCATTGATAGGGATTAACGGCGACCCTTCCAGGTTCATACAACAGTTCACTCCACACCAGATGCCTGATTTAAGTGGCCAGCTACAGACATGCAAGTCTGAGATTCAGGAGTTTGGTCTGGGAATAGGCCCGCACCAGAGGGGCCAGATGGCTCCCGGCAGGCATACGAAATATGAAACGCAGGTAGCTGAAGGTGGATTCGATATGTCACTGACACCACGCCTGAAGGTTATCAGAGATGTCTATATCGAGATATTCAAGAACTGGTCTGAGTTGATATTTGAGTTCTGGGATGAACCCCAGCAAGTTCAGACTTTTGACGCTATGGGCAATCCGGTAATGGTAGAGTTCAAGGGAGCGGACCTGAGAGGCGACTATCGGTTCAATATCTCACTGGATTCCATGAGGACAAAGAACCAACAGCAGAGGGTTGAAGAGGCTAATATGATCTTGGCACAGACGATGCCGGGCGTACAGATGGGGGTTGTGGACCCGCGAGTATTATATCGTCAATATCTATCGAGGATAAATAGCGATTGGGATATAGATTCACTGGTCCCAATGCCACAACAGCCAAAGGCAATGCCATTCAGTGAGTATCAACAGGGGTTCGGGCAGCAGATGCCACAGAACGAACAGGGGATAGCTCAGATAATGGGACAAATGGGAGGACAGATAGGTTGACGTATATCATAGCAGAAGCAGGGATTAACCATAACGGCGATATGGGTATCGTTAGAGAGATGATAGATGCAGTAAAGCAAGTTGGGGCAGACTGCATTAAGTTTCAACTATATCATACTAACAGGTTGATATCAGAGTCTAAGACCGGCGTGAGACTCAGGGACGAAATTATCCAGAAACGTGTAAAGGCCAGGGGCCATCTCCAGCAATGCGAACTCACAAAGGGTAATGTTTCCGCGATAATGGATATGTGTGCCAAGTCTAAAATAGATTTCCTTGCTACTCCGTTCGACTGCCAGTGGGCCGATATTATGATGGGGCTTGGCTGTAGAGAGTTCAAGGTCGGCTCGGACCGCATATTCGATGTTCAGTTGATGGAGTTACTCTATCAGTACGCGAACACGCTATATGTATCTCTGGGCATGGCTCAAGGTGCTGACATAGAGAGGCTGTTAAGCAATAGCTACAATGAGGGTGTGGAGAGCCTTGTCTTAATGCACTGCGTTAGCAAGTACCCAACGCCACCTGAAGAGGCTGATATGAAGAAGATTCGGCGGTTGCAGGTGAGGTTTGGCAATGAGGTTGGGGTTGGCTTCTCAGATCACACTACTGATATACATGCGGGTGCTTGTGCTGTTATCAATGGGGCAACGTACCTGGAGAAGCATTTCACATTAGATCATAACATGAAGGGGCCGGACCAGAAGATGTCTTTTACCCCAGATGAGTTAAAGACTTACATCACGCTGGCCCGTGGCGTGGAGGTTTATACATGATTTATCAATATCAATGTCCTAAATGCCTCAAGGTTATGGAAGAATATCGTCGGGTCGCAGATAGGAATAACTGCCCTAAATGTGCTGAGTGCGAGGTTAAGACGACAAAGCAACTGATAATCCCAGATATTAACACAGGAGCAGGCGACCGGATACCGGGTCTATGTAAGTCGCTACCGGGTAAGCCTGTCTATGTGAAGAATAAGCATCATTTCAGAGAGTTATGCAAGGAAAGGAACGCCGGAACGCCGGTTAATTTATAGAAATATCAGGAGATAATTTGGCAAGATGGAAAATAAAGGTAATATAGATAAGAAGATTAGTGACGCTTGTGTCAAGTTTAACGATTATGTGAAGCCCGCTATCGAGTGGATGAAAGAGAGTATTAAGCATAATCAGAACATGGACCTGATGATAGATTTTTGCAGGTTCAATTACTATATATCGTATTATTTGAAGTTAATGGACTTAGTAGATTGTAAGGCTTATAGTAAATCAGACATTTATAAGATGAATAGAATGCTGGACTTATATAATAATATACTGAAGACGCAAGACACTGATGAGCTTGCCGCTATGACCAGATGGGCTATGCGGACGATCATCACTGATATGTCGGTTGACTATTATTTATTCGACCAGAAGAAGATGGATGATCTCACTGATGATAACTTAGGTAAGCTACTGGACATGGAAGTGGTAAACTGGGCAAGTTACGAAAGCTACGCAATACCGATAATCAATACGCTATTGCATGAGGTGGATGGTGAAGTGGTTGTTAGGGAAGACCCTGACCTGGAGCTATTGGCTCAGGATGTGGGTTCTTCTCAATATCTGGCTTACGCACACATTATGGAGGCTATGGAGGATGCGGCTCAGAGTCATATCCTATTTGAAGAAATACAGGAAAAAATGGACGCGAACAAAATGATAGTCCAGAAAGTCTATGAAAGGGAAACAGCAATATGATTTCGCAAGAAGAATACAATCTGTTGAGTGCGCAGAAGAGGCGACTGGAAGAAGAGAATGAGATTTCTGAAAAGCGTCTTCAGGAGGCAGAAGAGGCTAATAGCAATCTATCCCAGAAGTATAACGATGTTGAGAAGAAGCATCGTATTCTGATGAGGAAGATTGAGAATCTTAACCGTGACAAAATGATGACTATACAGATGGAGGCAAATGGCCTGCTTCATACTGAACTTATGGGTCCGTGGACGTTCGGTGACTGGCGTAGTTGCCAGAAGCAGATATTCCAGGATATCAGGCAGAATCAAATATCTCTTGAAGCTAAACTGCCAGTTGCAAAGGTTGATGTTGACCTGTCCGATGCGGTTATAGAGGAGCCGGTTGACCCGCTAATAGAGGCCGAAAAAGAAAAAGTCAGAAAAAAGAAAGGGATATTTAACAATGTCAGAACAAGAATACAATAACGAAATACCAGAGTCTCAGTCAGACACACCGACAGACCTCGATGAGGAAGTAAGCGACTTAAATGTCCCTGAAACAGAACCGGATGTTATGGATGACGACCAGGAGGAAGTTCTTGACGATACTGAAGAGTCCTCAGATGCGGAAGAAGAGGATTATGATGAGGGTTCAGGCGACGAAGAAGTTGATGAACCAGCAAAACCAGCATCGAATCAAGACGAACGCTTCGACAAAATGTCGCAGCAAATGGAGCAGTTACAAGGTGTTGTTACATCTATGGCCGACTTTATGCAACAAGGAGGCCAGCAACAGCAACCAGTTCAGCAACCTGCTCCTCAGCGTCCCGTTAGACCGCAGATAACGATACCTGAAGACGTAGAAGACTACAGCCAGCGAGATGCCGTGAAATACGCGGTTGAACAATCACAAGAGCAAAATAACTCTGTGATTAATGAGTTGGTTTCCAATCTCTCAAAAAGATTGAACATCTACGACAACCTGCTGGACACAGCATTGCAAGGTCATCCACAGAAGCAGATGATTTCTGAAGCATTAACAATGATGCAGAAGAACCCGTCTATAAGCTTCCAGATGGCAATGCAGACAGCGGACGGATTAGCTGCTAAGAAGCGGGTAACGTCCCTTGAGAAGCAGAGCAAGCAGTCCCGCAAAGCCCAACAGAAACGTAAGGCTAAAGCGAGTCGCAGCTCTCAAAGACCGACCCAGATGAGAAAGCCAAAGACAACGAGAGTCCTTTCGGTAAGAGAGGCAGTTGACTTAGCAGAAGCTCAGGCGGGTCGCTAGAGTTCTAAAATAGTAAAAAGAATAGCCAATCAAGTTGGCTTCTTTGAGCAAGTGTACCGGCACTTACACTTGCTCTTTGTCTAAGGTAAAAGTGCCGGAGGAAAGCATTATGGCTAAGGCAACCTATTACAAAAAGGGAAATACCGCGTACCTAGATATGCTCTTTATGAGTTCCTGGGACCAGCGGTGGAAGACCATTGAAGATCAGATATTCCATAAACATCCAACACTTTCGTGGATGTTAGAACGTAAGAATACCAATATGCTAGGTGAAGGTGGCGAACAGTTTCTTGTTCCGCTGCTGGTTGAAGAGAATCCTAACGGTGGCTGGATTAACGAGGAAGAGGGAGTTTCGATGGACGACTTCGACCCGGATGATGGTGCTGCCTACTGGGCTAAGACACTAGCTTACGGCACAAGATGGCCGAGGTATCAACAGAGAGTCAACCGTGGCTCCAATAAGAAGTATTCCATCATTGAGCATAAAGAAGAAGTGACTATCAAATCTGTTAAGAATCTTCTGGCTCAAGCTGTTTATAATGGCTCTGGTGGAGCAGGTAAGCAACCTGAAGGTCTGAATCGTCTTATCCCGGCAACCGTTCCGGCCAGTCAATCGGTATCCATTGGCGGTTTGTCACCATCTACTAAAGCATGGTGGAGAACGCAGGGTACGAACATGAGTGGTTCCCCGGCAACGACCAACTTGGAATCTGAGATGATCGACATGCACGATATCATCGAGTTAGAGACTGGCACGCCGGATGTCATCTTCACTCATAAAGACGTGAAGCAGATTTACGAAAAGAACGCCATGTCATTTATGACTGTGGATTCTAAGACCAAAATCGGTGACGCTACGTTTGATATGGTGAAGTTTAAAGGCTTACCTCTCATCTTCGATAAGGCTGCCCCTGCTGGCGAATTGCGTATGGTTACGAATGCTGGTATTCTGTGGTGCGTTGACCCTGAGTTCTACATGAAGTGGACCGATAGTAAAGAGGCCGTTAATCTGCCTATTACTAAGTTCCGCCAACTTGTAACTGTTTGTGCGATGGCACGTACAGCGGCACGTTCGCATGGTTGTATCTTCAACATTAGTGCTAATGGCGACTAATAGTTGTGGATGAATAGTGTATCGAAGTTTTTAACCTGATTATTACAGGAGAATTATTATGCAGGTTCATAGTTATGGAAAAAGTGTAAAGGCACTGTTGACCGCTGGTGTCCAGTCCACTAAGAGTGATATACCTCTTGGCCAGAAGTTTGAGGACGGCGAAAGAGTTTATCGCTGGGCTTATGTTAAATGTGCTTCGGCAGTACCGGGTCTTTGCTTTATATGCAGTAGCTATCGTTCGACGATTAGCACCCAGGCGTTATCTGGTCCAGGCGACCACTTCAACAGTGCGGTTGCAGGTTGGGGCGGGAGTATTGGCGATGTCAATATTAAGCTGTATGGTGTTTCCGGTATGACAGACGAAGATATGTATGAAGACGGTACTTTTGAAGTATTGTCTGGTACAGGCAAGGGATTCAGCTACAAAGTCAATAGCTACGAGCGTGGTGGCTCCGGTGTTCACACCTTACGATTGAACGACCCATTACAGGTAGCCCTTGATACGACCACGTATGCTTATCTGCGACCGAACAAGTACTACGGCTTGGCGTTCCAGGCGGGAGTCTTGTCTGCCTCTCAGGTGTATCTCAGGGGTGGTGTCGCTACTGTTAGCGTTACTGCTTCCGGGTACTGTCTTGTTCAGACTAGAGGGCCGGGTATTGGTATGGCGATTGCAGCTACCAGTGCTGGAAGGCTTGTCGCTCCGATGAATGTATCGGGCCAGATTTCAGCAATAATTATGTCTGGGATAGTGAATGCTGTTATGCCTTGGGGTTATTCGGCGGGCGAAGCTATTGGCGCAGATGACTTCTTCGCTGTTGACTGGTGTATTGAATAATTAACCCCTTACCTCTGAAGGGAGGTTTGTTATGGCTATTACTGTTACAAGAAAGTCAAGGCCAGTACGTGTAAGCACGGGTGGCAGAGGCTATTCTATAATCAGCTTCAGTGCAGTAGCAAGTGGTACTTCTACATTCCCAGGAAGTGGATTTGAAAGTTATTATCAGTCTATTGATAATGTTGCTATCAATATGTTATCCGGCAAGGCACAAGTAGTATGGAAAAAGCAAGGCGACCCAGGTTCCGGCATCTTTATTGAGATACAGGCATCTAATGGTGGATTTGTTGATGCTGCTGAGGTTGTCAGATTTACGTTTACTGCGTTCGGAATTACAACATAGTTCCATTTTTTTGTCTCCGAGGCAGGTCGTTACCTTTCGCGGCCTGCCTCATCTAAGGAGGTTTTATGAAGGTAGCTATTGTAGGTGCTGGAGGGCATGGCCGTGTTATCCTGGATATACTCCGTAATAACCACCAGTTTGATGTCGTTGGCTTTTTGGATAACAACATTCAAATGCAAGGTAGCGATGTTGACGGTATTCCTATTATCGGACAACCCGATAACATTACTTTTATGCGGTATGATTTCGATAGCTGTGTTATTGCTATTGGGGATAATAGCATCAGAAATAAGATCGCTCAGAAGTTAAAGGGCGTTCATGTATCTCTGGTTAATGCTATCCATCCATACGCGACTATCGCTGGTAATGTAAAGATAGGTAACAATGTAACGATAGCGGCTGGTTCGGTGGTATGTACTCATTGCGAGATAGCTGACTCAGTAATCCTTAATACGGGTTCTATCGTTGACCATGAGTGTAAGGTCGGTAGAGCTTCACATATATGCCCCGGTGCTAAGATAGCTGGCCGCGTTAATATAGGTGAGGAAGCGTTTATCGGTATAGGAGCAACAATCGTTCAGGATATTACTATCGGTGACGGTGCTATTATAGGTGCTGGTTCGGTAGTACTGGAAGATGTTAAAGCACATACTACTGTGGTTGGCGCACCGGCCAGAGTGATTAAGGCATTGGAACTGGTGAGGGCATAATGAAACAATCAGAAATGAAAACGCATCTTAAACAGAATCTTGGCAATAGAAGTATATCTTCATTGGAAACAGATTGGCTGAACTTCGCGTTACAAGATACAGCGGCGTTGCGTAACTGGCGTAAGATGAAAGTGCTGGATAGTACAACCGTTAAGACGGTTCCTAATAAGCTTTATTACCCCGTTCCCAACAGGACTAAGACTATTCTGGATGCTATCTATATGGATGGCTCAAATTCAAGGCCGTTGATTTACATAACGCCGGAACATTATCGGGATACTTTCTCGTCACCAACTGACAGTGGTGCTGGTCCGGTTAAATATTACACCTATGAAGGTGACTATATAAAGCTGTACCCAATACCGGATGATAGCATCCCTATCGAGTTATTCCTGACTCAGTGGCCAACTGCATTTAATAGTAGTGCTGACACTGACAATCCACTGGGCGATCTGTTGGACTTGGCAGTGATAGCAAGAGCAACGGTCTGGGGTGCAACTGCAATGCGAGACTTCCAGACACGTAACTTTTTCAACAATATATTTGGCAAGCAATGTAAGCGGATAGCTGTCTCTGACGGTAACTTCCAGGATTGGACTCCGCAGTATGCTTCCAAGCAGAATCTAAGAAACAGAGAATCAGGGTTATTAGTCCCTGCAATATAGGAGAATTACATGGCAGCTTTAACAACAGTCAATGTTGGCCTGACGATGCGAAATATTGGAGATGCTACAACCAGAGACAATATTGCAACTCTGTCTGGTTATCGGGCGGTGCATGGCGGGACAGGAATACTCACCACCAGCGGGACTACATCGCAACTTTTGGATTTTGGTGCTATATCCAGTAACGGCATAAAGGGAATATTTATTCAGATCCTATCAAGCTGGTTGAATCCCAGCGCAGCAGCAACTATGTCTAGTTTAAGTGGTGTGTTCTTATATACGTCAAAAGCATCAGCAGGACATTGGCAGCGTCTTAGCGATGGTGATGCCAGTTATCTTCAACCATATGCCGCATCAGTCATACCATATAGACTCAGTATCAGAGCCGGTGAGTATAGAGAATATTATTACAAGTACAGTGTGTTTGGAATCTAAATGGCAAACTATAAATACATCATAGTTAATAAACCTGACCGTGGCTTAATGTTGAATGAGCAGGATGCAAACATCTCTAATGAGCATTGCTCTGACTGTAAGAATGTCTATTTCCGTGACGGTCAGATTATCAAGAGATTCGGATATGGGACGAAGAAAAGCATTGTTAATGATATTGGAATTGTAAGTGCTGGGAATTATATTCAGTCTGCATACACTGATGAAGCAACTCATATCCAGATGCACGAATCTAATATCAATGTATCGACTGCAACTCGCAGATTATATGGTTTTTCATTAGAAGACGCCATGTATTATAAACCTGTATCGGGTGTATGGAAAATTTTAGGGAAAGATATAGATAAAGATGCAACCGCTTCTGGTTGGCTAAATTGGGATGAAATTGGCATTCAATACAACGGCATGGTACGCAGTTCTTTTGGCGGCATTGACATAGGCTTATCGCCAATATGTTCCGCAAGAACTGCTAACATAAGAGTTGAGATAGATGATGATGCTGCAAACCCCAATACATTCCGATGGCGACATGCAAATGGTGGCCCGTGGATTCAAGCAGGGGTTGCTTGCACAACAACACCTGTATTATTAAGTGCTGCTGGGACGCAATATTCTTATGCTTCATTTTCTCTATCGACAGGCGGTGCAGTAAGTGACTATAGCCTTTTCCAGTTTGGGCCTGCTGAAACACTGTTCTACGCTGATACTACATCTGGGCCAAATGGCTCTTGTATTACTGGGGCATCGTGTCTTCTTGTAAGTACCCTATCAAAAGGATTCACGGCCTTCAAATATTATAACTCATCAGGATGGGGTGGAGCAGACACGTTATCTTTCTGGTTCTATGCAAACAGGGTTGTCTCGGCAGATGATTTCAGATTCAAGATAGCAAACGATAGCGGGGCTGCTTATGGTATGCCTCTTTATTCTGAAGATAGTGCGGCGCATGGTGCTTTTATAAACGTACCTATTGACTCTACGTACCCAGCTAATACATGGAATAATGCGGTACTGACTTTCTCTACGTTACCAAGCACATATAGCCAAACAAGCAGGCTTTTACTACTTGAGGTTGATTTTGATGGTGCAGGATGGAAGTCTGTATATTTTGACTATCTACAGCTATTAAAATCAGGTGGAACTACAAACCTCAGTGCTACCTCTACTAAGAAATCTCCAACATTATCTGATGCTGTACTTGCGAATATAAACTCGTCCACGCAATCGTATCTTGTGACAACGAACTATGAACAAGAACATTACGTCAGATATATAGACAATGGTATTACTGACCCGAAGTGGATGTTAGTAGCTGGTGCTGCCGACGCTGGTAGCGGATACAACGATACATCTGCATCTGATTACCATAAGTGTAAGGCGATAAGTGGATATAAGGAGAAGCTACATTTACTGGGTGGCAGCGAAGATACTGCCGGTACTGGTGCGGTTGATAAGCTACTGCAAGACAGATGGAGTGCAACTAATGACGCTATGGAATGGCAGGGTGGCGTTGCTACTGCAAGAAACGTTGCCGATACTTCTGGTGCTATTCTCAATGCGGTACGATTAACCGATGATAACAACTACATATTCAAGACAGACGCTATTGTAAGGCAGTCATTCTTAGGTGGTGAGTCTGCGATATTCTCATATAACACGGTATTCCAAGAGGATGCTTTATTGGCCGCTAAGATGGTGCAGGTAATCGGTGACTACTGCTATTGGGTTGGCAGAAGGAATGTATATGCGTTTGGCTCTGGAACAACTATGAGTCCAATTGGCGATGGCATTGAGTCAGAGTTCTATTCTACTGATGGAATTGAATACGCTGAAGGCCAATACCATCGCCGAAGTTTCTGGATGGATATGAGTATCGTTAATCTTGTGGGTATCATGGTCCCTGTCAGTAGCAATTATCCAGATAAGGCATTCATGTTTGACCCGGATGAGAAGGTATGGGCGATATGGGATTTCTCTGCTGGTACAAGTACTAATATAACTGCGTCTGACTATGCAATTGGGTTGGTAACTGAGGGGACAGAAACAAACCTACAGCATTCAGTTCACTTCGGTAACTCATCTGGTGAGTTTTATGAGTTTGATACAACTGCTAAGAATGATGGAGCTAAAGCAATAGATGGCTATTGGATTTCCAAGGCATTCTCTAATCCGAAGAGTGAGAGGGCAGAGATTACCGCATGGAACGGTCTGGACTTTGAAGCTAAAGGTGATGGTATCACTGTGAGTATTAAGGCAGATGACGGTGCATGGCAAGAGATTGAGACAAAGGTTCTGACATCCAGCTATGATTGGTACACGGTTGGTTTCCATCAACAGGCAAGATTCCTGAAGATCAAGTTCTCTAATTCGACATTGAGTGAAACGTTCTCTGTAAGGTCGTTTACTATGAGATACGAAGATGGAGCAACTCACTAATGAATCACACACAGATAATATCGTTGCCTAAGATACCAGTGCTTGCTTCGCAGGTTAAAGGTCAGGAAGCTACGCTGGAAGACGTTAAGAATGATGTGGGGATATTGACCTCATATCTACAACATCTTCAGGCTTCAATTGAGGGTCTATCATCTAATCTATATAAGGATTTATCCCAAGGGAGATCGAGACATGAAGTTCGAGCAGATACTTGGACTATTGCAGACAATATAGATAACGGTGAGATAAAGTTTTCGCATGGTAAAAGTCACGAATTACAAGTTATGTTAGGCGGAGTCATGTACTACGTCGGGTTGACCGCTATTCCGGTTGGCCCATAAGGAGTTATAGATATGTCTATGGGATATGATGCAGCTTTACCCAAAGAAGTACCCGGATTTGATTTTGGTGGTGTCGGCATGGGCCTTGCTGGCCTTGGTAGTGTCATGGGTGGCGCAGGGATGATGTTCGGTGGCGACGACCCAGAGATGCCTGCCCCTCCGGTCAATACTGGACTGATTAAGCCAGCGGCTAATCCGATGGAGCAAGAGTTATATAATCGTATGATGATGATGGCGTTAGAGGTTACACCTAAGAATGTGCCGGAATCTCTGACTTTTGCAGAGGGTGGCAGACCTCAGACTGACGTTATCAATCTGGTAGGTGAGATAGGACCGGAGTTGTTCGTATCTGACGCTGGTAGAATGAATATGATTGGCGAATCAGGGCCAGAGTTCTTTGACCCTGCATCTAAGGGTACGGTTGTTCCCAATAAGAACCTCCCCGCTTCTATGGCAGCCGGTAAGGGGCCACAGCAGGTCGGCGGCGACAAAGAGATAGCTATACAGCCAAAGGCTGAGGGAGGGCGTGTAGGGGGTTCTGTGGGTGCTGGAGGCGACCACGGAGGCGGCAGAGGCAAGGATGGTGACTCTGGTACTAATCTAGCTAACTATCAGCCACAGCAGTATCAACCCTCTTATCCGGGGTCACAGTATGCGTTACCAAATACGCTATCCCAGCAGCCATTATTCAATGCAGACCAGACGGCAGGGGCATTAAAGGCTAAAGGGCCGATTGGCGGTGAGATGGCCAGTAGGGTCTTAAATCAGGGGCCAACATATCAATATGACCCTAATGTGGTTAATCAGGAGTTCCAGGCACAGGTATTCGACCCGGCTATGCAGAACTTCCAAAACAACCTATCCCCGTTTATGAGGGAGCAGGCGTTGATGTCTGGTAGTGCTACAGGTGAGGAAACACCTCGATATATTACTCGACAGTTGGGAGATATGGCCCAAGGGTTAGAGGCTCAGAGGTCAGCTATGCAGACTGCTGGAAGGGATAGAGAGACACAGGCTTTTGAGGCTAACTATAACCGTCAACTACAGGCGATGCCTATTCTTAACGATATGTTCGGTGATGCCTTAGACCCATTGCGTCAGTTGCAAGAGTTTAGGCAGCTTGGTGGTGATGTTAGCGGTCAGCAATACGATGCGTTAGCTGCCCAGTTACAGCCTCAGTTGGCTACATCGTTCCCAAATACGCAATATAGCCCAAATCCAATTGGCGGCTCTACTGGTCAGAATCCGTTGACAGTTCAAAGGTTTGCCCAGGGCGGGCGTATAAACCCTGACACGCCTGGAGAAACGAAAATTAACAGAGACTTAATGGCACATCCTGAGAATATTGGGATGGAACAACCTGCATATACTAACAATCGTTTTGGTGCCGATAAAACTATGGAAAGAGTAATGGGCTTACAGCAGTTCATGCAGGCGATGTTTGGTGCAAACCAGCCAATGTTACCATCACAAGAGAAGGTGGCAGACTGGAAACAGTTGAGCCAGCTATAAGGAGATACCAGCAATGGCAGATATAGGCAGAGCATTACAGGGATTATCTATGATGTCCACAGGTGTCGGTAACGCCATGATGGGTTATCAGCAGATACAGCAGAGGCAGCAGTATTACGACCAGTTGCGTAAGCAGGAAGAGCGTGTCGCTGCGAGGGACGCGTGGCAACAGAAGAATGCCCAACGGAACTACGATCTGAATGTGTCTA